ATTTGATGTAACATCTATCACGGTGACGTTTGGAATCCACATAGAAATGTCTTCACGTACTATGTTTACAGCAACATCGGGAAGTGTATCAATGCTCTGTTCAAACAAAAGCGTCCAAAGTCGGGAACCAAATGTTGGTTGCATTCTTCGTTCACCAACCCTTGTGTTTAACAAGTTTATGATGTTTGACTTGACTTGTGTTAGAGTATCATATGACTGCTCGAAATAACCACTATTACTACCTCGTAATGGTAAAGTTATACCGATTGGAATTGGTTTTTCGGTTGCCATGTGTTATCCTTCAAACGAAACGTTTGGTGAATATCCACCACGTTTTTCTTTGCTCAAAGCCACAATACTTCTGAAATCCTTCTTGAATATGTTTTGTAGAGACGGTGGCAACTCTTCCACTGGAGCATCCAAAACCGATGGAAGTTCCGGGCTCGCCGATTCATTTACAATCTGTCTCAAGAAATCCATCTTAGTTGCTGGTTGACCAGTTGGTATATTTTCATGTTTTCCGATCTTATCAAATCCACCATCCATGAGTTCAACCAATGACCCACCTTGTCTTGGGGCTGGCTTATATCGTTTAGCACTATCTTCCAAAGCAGAATTCAACCTTGCATTATTTGTTTTTGGAGTCGCCATGGCTGGCACTGGGGTTTCTACTCGTTCTCGTAAGACCGGGGTGCTCGTTGGCTTTTTGATTTCTTTTACCATTTCTACCAACACTTTACCCATGGCTTTACTCACTTCGTTAGCTACTTCTTCTTTGACTAAACGATGTATTAATTGTATCAATTCACTTGGTTTCATATGTTTCCTTTTAAGTTAGCTGCACTATTTAGTTTATTCTGTGCTGCTAGTCGTGTCTGTGTTGCGGCTGCTTCTCTGGCTGCCACTATTTTTTGTGTTTCTGCTTTGGCGGCGATGGCGGCCGTCTCTGCCAATTTTTTGTTTGCTTCTGCCTTTTCCGATTCTAATTTCGCCGTTGCTGCCGCCCTGCTAGCCGCTCCTTTGGCTTCTATTCTTAAAAAATCATTATCCGTCGCTGCCGCTTCCTTGGAAAACTTGTCGGCTTCGGCCGCGGCGGCTTTAGCTGCGTTAGCGTTTGCCCCGGCATAAATCGTCGCCGTCCATGCTACGTTCATATTCTGTGTTACCGTATAACTATTACCGGACATTCTAACATTCACCGCCGCCTCGTTTAAAGCATTATTAGCTGCTTTGGCGGCTGCTGATGCTTGTTCCGCTGATTTAGCCGCTTCCGTTGCCGCCGTTAATGCTGTGTTTACATCACTCTGTTGTTTCTGTCTAGCCTCCGCCGTAGTCTTTTTGTTAACACCCGTGAACCCGCCCGGCACTCCACCACCAGTTGGCATTGTTACCGAAACGGCTCCAGCACCAACCCCATTACTACCGGGAGCCAATCCACCACCGACCACAAACACTCTACGGCTCATCAAAACATTCAACGTCTCTTGCAATTGTTTAAGTGATTCCACTTGAACCGTTGTCTGGGTCTTATCAGGATTAGCTTTCCCAACATATGGATGAGAATGCTTATACCAATGAGTATGAATCTTTAACCACTGACACAAGTCATAGAGCCAATTAACCGTTGTTTGACCAAGAAGCACCGGCTCATTGGTTTGATCATACTCCCCTAGATAAATAGCAGGAGAATTTAGTACAGTTTTGTTATTCGTAGTCAAAACTATCTGGCTTTGAGCATCTACGGTATATTCATCATCCGTCACCACGGCATATCTTTTCTTCGAGAAATGTAATGTTTCGGCACGTTTGGATGAAATAATCACCCGGTCGCTGTTAATAACAACTTGATCACCCATTAATACCGGAAATTTGAAAGTTGTTGTACCATTGAAAGATGATTGTTCTTCCGATACATTTCCCCACAATCGCTTTAAACAAGTCGTTTTGAAGTTGCTGACAGTAATACCAGATGTCATATGGATAGAGCTACCGTCGTTATTGACATCTTCTACCAAATAACCCCCAACATTCTTTTCTTCTGGTATCGTAGTGCTCAACGGACGTTGACGGTTACGAATAAGAATCATTGGATTACCGCCGCCCGCTTCATAGATGTTGCCATCGATTGAAGTATATTTCTGACCTTTTACCGCATAATCCCCGCCCGCGTTATCAATGTATCCTTTATCATTAGCCCTAGTATCGTCGTATGCTGCCATACGAATGGATTGTCCAAATCGACTCTCAACAATATAATCACCTTCCCGGCGTTTCAATGATCGAATACGTGGATTGAAATAGAAATACCTTCCCAAAGCACCTTGATACGCCGTGCCGCCTTTTTGTCTTAGTTTGGAAATCGGCCCCTTGAACGGAACAAATGGATCCGTATCTTCTAATATCAATTCCCGATTTCCTTCGACTTGAGATTGGGGAGAATTACGGAAGCCGCCGCTGGTTAACTCTAAATTAAAATCTGCATTGGCGTTCGGAATGTTAGCGGTGTTGATTTGTTTAGTGTAATAGTATTGACCCAAGTAAAACACAACACCAACAACTTCATTTAAGAGTGGATATTCAGTTGGATTGCCGTCCAGTGGGAGTGCCCAAATCAATTCTTCTTTTTCAATATTACGTTGTGTAAAAAGAAGACGGACTAAACAACGACCCATCCAAGTATAGTCCGGATCCGTTTTTTTTGGTGGTAATCCATTAATATCTACCGGCCATTTGTCGCCATTAAGAGTATAGGGAGAATTCTTGAAATAAGGATGGTCTTTATCCAGAATAATGTCCAACACAATCGCCGGTTCTATTTCATAGAACGGATCGTTTGAACCACCATCTCGTTTTGTTAATGAAACCGAATCGACCTGTGATGGTGAAGTGTTGGTTGGTCTATTCCAATACGCCATAATTATTCTTTAGTGTCTGGAAGTTTTCTAACAACAATCGAATCAGATTTACTGATTTGATCAATTTCGGCTAGAAGCTCCTTCTTTTCGGCTTCACTTAAACCTAGTCCAGTTCCATTTGCTTCGGCAGTAGCACTTGCCGTCATTATTTTTTGGACAATAGACGCCAATTTAACCAAATGATCGTCATTGGAATTGGCGGTGTCAAGATAACCCTTGATCATCGGAACAACTACCATAGCATCGTTGACGTTTTTGATCAACGAGCGTAATTCTTTTATGAATACGTCAATCTGATCTTTGCGTTGTTCCTGATTAGCGTAGATGTCTTTACACAAATCCTTGAAGGATTTTCCTTTATACAATTCAAATTCTAAGTCCATACCCATAAATATAGGTATAGATTCATTATTCAAGCCTTTATGTAGTTCCCTGTATTTATAGAACCATTGACAACATAGGACTTTGAGATGTTGCTTTGATATTGTTTCATCCGATTGATGACTTTGGTAATTTGTTGAGTTTTACAACTGGAAATCTCCCTGATATACAAGTAAAGAGCTTTTTTGTTAAACGCATCAATCCGATCCGAACTACGGAAGAGTTCAATGACGGCGTTGGCAATCTCCAAATCTCGCTGTTTATTGAAAATTTTACCGACGTTATTTTCCCAAAACTCAATCATGAGTTTCATGAAGTCCTTCATTTCTTCTGACTTGTAGTGCTTATCTTCGGATTGAAGCTGAACCGTATGCTCATCATATTCTTCACCGATTTCAACATGTTGATTCCGGCGTTTCCAAGTACCATTGTTGAGCGCAATCAAATAATGTTTGGCGATAATGGAGAAATAAGCAAACGCCTTTCCTTTTGTGGGATCATACTTTTGGATGTTAGCCACCAAATGAGAGACGGTTTCTTTTTGAACGTCTTGTGGCCCGGTTTCAAAATATGAAAATTTGAACGTATTGAAGATGTTTTCTACCAACTTTTCAAATGGATATTTAATTTCGTTGTTGTAAATATCATTTCGGATGGCAACATCCGATTCAAGATTGTATTTGATGATGGATTTTTGAGTATCCGGAGTGAAATACATCTTGTTAGAAGGGGTCTTTGGTTTCCGCTTCTTTTTTGGTAAGACGTGATCAACGAGGACTGATTCCTTGATAACCGTTGGCTTCTTTGATACCAACTTTTTCTTTTGTTTTACGACAATTTTTTTTGACTTGCGAGCATGACTTACCTTACGAGTTTTTTTCTTCATAGAAACGAATTATTCTCCTTCTTCGGGTTCTTGAATATTTTCAGTTCGTTCTATCAATTTACGAATAAGCTCCATCATGTCTCGAAAAACGATGCCTACATCATCATCTTTTTCAAACATCTGTTTGTCGTCAATCATTTTAATGTCAGCAAAGGTTTTTTGAACGTCGGCTTTGAAATCCGAAATCCAATCTTCCAGCAAATTTACTTGCTCGATTAAGATTTCGTTGTCATCAAGCTGCCGGGTTCCAGCCTTATACAACATCACGTTGATAACGATGGATGCAACTAGGAAAATACTCAATAATATTATAACAATTAGGGACATAAGTTATTCTTCTTCAAAAACGGGTTCATCTTGAAACTCTTGAACGTATTCGTAAGCTTCGGTGATGGATTCCCAGTCTTTATTTCTTATGGCACTCTTCAATAATTTCGCTATGTATTCTATGTCGGTTTGATTCATCATATGGTGTCTGTGATTAATTTATCACGGACATACATAGCTAACGAATT